TTTTGGTTTAATGGTTTTGTTATGAGACTAATCGCAGCTTGTTGGTATAGCTTACGTTTTGATGGTGGTTTTTCAGTTACAACCCGATGTGTTGTATACTGTTGCAGACTAACGGGCGGGTAGTCTTTCCAAACATATGAGTAGGCTTTCTTGACCATGCTCATCTCATTGGAAGACAACCGATGCTCGTTAACCTGCAAGTGCCGGTCATGTAGTGCAACATACTCATTGCATGCGCACAATTTATTAGTCGTCACTGTTTCGGCGAACGGTATGAACAATCTAATATTGTTCAAAACGTCCGCTTTATGACAATCACTATTGATTAATCTGGAATTATATAAATCGATGTGGTCTGAATGTTTGACCATTACTGGAGTATTGCTGGATTTGGTGCTCGAATCTAGATTTGCGTTGAAATCTAGTTCGCGTTTACAGTGGCAAATCGCACTGTATCGCTCTAAAAAGATGATTTTGGTATTTGGTTCGGGAGATTTTTGGACGTCAACCCGATGGTTGACAGTAAATTGTCAGCCATTTCGGTGATGTTTTCCTTTATCTTCTTACGCAATGACTCATCATCTTTGACCTTGAATTTACCCACTGACAAGTTATTAATGTGGGCCATGCTCCACTTTGCAACTTTGTCATGTCTCCATTCAGCGGTCAAGCGCACCATATCCATATGGGCTTCCATAACTTGGTGGATGATGTTAACAATATCTTGGACAATTATGCGAACACCTAGTTGGTTTGCTTTTCGGCGAGCAAGCTCGCGAATTGTCCTGAGAGTTTCAACAGAGAATCCGTCAAATACTGTCTCGACAGCGATGTCATCTGACATAACGGACAGTTGTTCACTTGTTGGTCGTGAACGGGGCTTGTCTCTAGTCGAGTGTTTTGAGCAGCAGGAGATGTTATCCTTTTCCTCGGGGGTTCCATGATCTGGTCTAATTCGTTGAGAATTGACTGAAGATCTTCTTGAGTGGTTGACGGGGACCCTAATGTTTTCTCTTGACATTGTTTTCTTTTCAGCAAGTTCTGGCTGCCTCCCAGACTCTACTATATTTTCGCCAAGGTCTTGATTATTAGCGACCTGGTCTTCTAATGCCGTAAACCCTTTTGAGTAGTCAGGTGTTTTACAGCTGTTGATGGATTTTGTGCTATTATAGTGCATTTGAAATTTGGTTATAAAGTCATCAATGTTATTCTGCTCTACAGGTTTAGGGTCAAATCTGGAGTTTCTTGGTGGTGTTGAACTCTTAACAAGTTT